CCGACGCACGGTTTAGGAAACCGACCTATGACTACTAAATTTCAATGTTTTTTTGATGTAGTGTGCTTAAGGGTGTGACTTTTGCTCCCTTATATGCTATATAGATTGTATTCGCAAAACTGATTTATGGCAACAAAAAAAGAGGGCAAACGCCCTCTTAGTTAGTTAAATATATCAGCTAGTATATCATCGGATATATCGCCTAGTACATAAGCCTTTTTGATTCCATGCTTTTTGATGTATGCCTTAGCTGATTCGTTGGTATACTTATTGACTAGCAGTACAGGATAGTCACCTAGATTGCTTGCCACTAGTCCATCTGCCCACGCATTAACAAGTATCACAGTATCTGCATTAGGATAAAATAGGTCAGCAATCTTTGTCGATGTCTCGTATCTGTCTAATCCGTCAAGCCTTGTTACCTTGCCGATGTCTGCAAGCTGTCGCTCAATGTCCTTTGAGACAACACTATCGCCACCTAGAATTACATACTCTAGGTCAGACTGTCTATCTAAAAATGACGCTTGCTTGATTGTGAGATAGTCTCCCACCATCATAACAGGGTATCTGACTGTCGATACAGACACGCCGTCAGCCCAATCTTTGCCACTTGTGATGATTAGCTTTTTAGCACCTTTTATGCACTCTTTGAGTACCTCAAGATTCGTTGCGTATCTATCAGCACCACTTAGCACCTTAACACCTGTACCATTGATTTTAACATCGCCACCGACAACAGTTGTCTCAAGTCCATTAGTACCCTTGCACTCATCATATACTAGATTAGCGTTTTTAGTGTATGCAAGATAGCCAGCACTCAAGCCATCAGCAAAGCCTTTGCCACTGACAACGACCTTATTTGACTTTAGATGTGATTCAGCGATTAGGTCAGCCGTCTTGTACCTATCTGCTCCAGCATATCTAGTGATAGTTACATCTGATGGAATAGTTTTCTTCTCAGGTACAGGCTGAGCACCACCGCCATTGTAGTAGTATTCTGCTCTGCGATATAGTTCGTCTAGCCTTGCATACCATCTTCCAGGGCACTGAGTAGGTTTAATATCACAATGCCCTCTAAGTGGTATCTTGCGATTATAAAATCTCCACGCATAAGCTATTGCCTCTGCCACTGTCTCAAAGTCTTCTGGACGACATTCTGGTCTACATTCAAAGCCTAACGACCTTGCGTTTTCTTCCATTACTCCAGTATGCCACGCAACATTAGGAAAGCTAACGATACAAGCTACTCTGCCAGCTTCTATAACTAGATGGGCCGATGAACCAGCCTTTGGATTACATAGCCAATTCACAACGCCCATAAAAGACTGTCCATCTGCTCCCCAATGGTGTATGCAGATGTATTCAGGATGATTTTGATTCGTCTCTCCGACAAAGTACTTGCCATAGTTTGGACTGTCAAAGTCCTCTATAAATTGATATGCCATAGTCTAGTCCTCGACTTTCTTCTCAGTGTCTTCTAATTTCAAAATCTGTTTAAAAATCTGATGTAGTCCTGTGCTTGCAAGTCCACTAATCATACCACTAGCAATAGCCACTAGTGTGACTGCGTGAGCGTCAATACAACCTAGTATCGCTCCTAGCACTGTGACTGTGAGTGGGATGTACTTATTGTCTGTTGGCAGGAATTTCTTCATCAGATAGCCTACTACCAAACAAACTGCGATAACCAATGGGATATAAAGGTTTGTTACAAAATCAAGATTCATGATATACCTCCTATCTTGAAATAAATAAAAAAGGTGGAGTTATTTCCACCTTTACCTAACTAAAATATTTTGAATACCTAGCGTGAGAACCGAGCCAATGACAACGGATATAATCGCTTGTATGACTGCGTTCCATCTCATTTTAGGAACTTGCTCAAGTGCATTGATTCTTTCGCCTTGCTCGTTGAGTTCTTCTTGATGTGCGTCCATCTTTTGCACCATTAACTGTAAGCTGACATTCATCTTTTGAAGTTCGGATGTCATATTCTCAAGTGAGTCCATCCTCTTTTCAAGTGAGATTATTCCATGAGTATGCTCTTCTAGTTTTTTTATATCGCTCTCTCTGCGTCTATAACAATCTTCGCTTGTAAACTGTTCCATACGCCCTCCTATTTTACCCTTCTGCTCTGCCTAGATATTTGATATAGAGGTAAGTAGCTGGATTATTTCCCTCTGCTGTGACATTAGCTCCTCCGATGTGTCTAGCGTTCAGAGTCACCTCTGCACCAGCTGTCAGCGATACCACCTTTGAGGCAAGTCCAATACCTCCACCAGCCCTTGTTGTGATAACTGTTGATGCAATTTCATTGCCGTTTGACTTGATGTAAACACCATTAAAAGGAGATGCCGCAACATCGTTCTCAAAGTAGACACCCGCACTGATTTCATACAGCCCTCCCTCGCTGACTTTGATTGCACCATTGATAAGCGAGAAAACATCGCCACTTGAAAACAGTGCGTTATTGAGCTGAAATGGTGTGATAACACCATTCTTCATAAGAGTTATATTTTGCGTTGAGTTTGCTTGCATAAACGACCCAGCAATTCCCTTAGCCTTAAAGAGTTCATCAGTGTATAGCTGATTTCCATTTGCCTTGAGACTTACATTGCCAATTTTGAGCTCAGGTACATAGATTACATGCGATGAGCTTAGTCCGTCTCTGTCAAATACAAACGACTTGCTACCATCATGCATTCCAGCATTGACACCACCTTTAGGACCTATCACAAAAGATGGGCCTAGATTGATTGTAGCCACACCGCTAGTCATTGATAGGCCTCTAGGCGATAGACTCGCTCTAATAGTTCCCTCTGCAGAGGTGTTGATATATCCGATTTCAAGCGACTTATTAAGCGTGAGCTCCGACTCCTCGCTACGTATTACCACTGAATTTCCAAAGGATGCATTTACACTCTGTCCATTTCGGATATTCACAGCCTCATTTGTGATAAGCACATTTGAGCCTGTCGCATTTTCAGGTGTTTCTGAGCCATCTTGTAGGTCTGCCACCATGATGCCCTGGGGGGATGCTGTGATGTAGTTTGTAGCTGTCTTCTGTGCCTCTTCAAAGGATGCTTGAGCCATCCCCATGAACGCCTCAACATCGTTTCTTATCGCCTCGTCAACAATTGGGTGCCAGCTATAGTCCGTGTAGTCGTTTGAAGGTGTCTCGACATCCTTGTCTAGTGCGATTCCCATCCACTTATGGGAATTGGTATAAGTGTGTGAGAAGTCGGTTCCCTTGTCGTCGCTTGCGTATGCGACCCATGTATAGGCTGACTTGCCATCCTTTCCGTCCTCTCCCTTGACTTTGCTCCATGTAAAGAGTTCAGGCTTGCTTAGGTCTACTGTCTCGCTTGCTTGTCCGTTGCTGATGCCTAGATATGACTTGCCGTCTGCAGAGGATGATATTCCCTTTCCGTGATTATCATCTGCATAAGCAATCCATGTGTATAGTGGCTTAGGTCGTGGAAGAGCCTTGAGCTCGTTCGCAAGGTCAACGATTGACTGATAGATTCCACTATCTTGGATGAGATACTCGCCTAAAGTAGCCTTTTGCATTCCATCGTCGATAGATTCCTCTAGCTTGAGTAGTCTAGCCGATAGGTAGAGTTTTCCAGCCTCGTCAATGATGTTGATTCTATCGCCTATTGCAATATTCTCAGGAAGTTTATTAATGTCAATCTCGTAGTTCTCCTCAATGTCCCTTATCTTCTTTAGCTTACCTATTGCGTGGTTACAAAGTGTCTTCTGTACCACTGTGTCATAGCTATATGTCTTCGTGATATGCTTGAATGTCTGTGTCTTCTTTAGTCCGTCTTCCGATGTGATCTCGCTTATTCTTCCCCACTTAGCAAGTGCAGTCCTTGAGCATAATCGCCCATCTGCATCGACGTAAAAATCGCCATCATCATATACGTAGCCTTTTAGAGTGATAGGCTCGTTCTGACCTTCTGGAGTTCCACCTTTGACGATTAGAGCTGTTGCAAGATTTGATATAGATTTCTTCACAACGATACGATCTATGTCACGATTCAGTCTGAGCTCCTCTTTTACGTCCTTGCCTCTGCGTTTGTGGATATTTATGTATTTGTGTGCCACTGTAAGTCCTTTGATGTCAAAGCTATACGATACCTCTGCGTCAAATTGTTTCGATAAACTAGCAAGCCTTTCAGTGACAGTCGCCTCTCCGTCCCAGCTGAGTTTCCTAGAGCGGTCTGAGATTTCATTAATACCTATCTCAAAGCCACTATCTTTAGTCCACATCTCTATGTACCAGCTGATAGGCTTTGCCTCTGCAGAGGTAAAGGGTTCTGCTATCTCGTTTAATAGATCAAGTCCAGCATCTTCCGCATACACTTCGATATCCTGGTTCTTGGAGTCTTCCACGGTGTCGATGATGGTGTATACCTCATCTTTGCCATCTCTTGAGCATAAAAGCTGATTGCCAGTCGTTGTCATTTGCTCTAGCAGAGCCTTATTTTCGCTTGTATAAACGATTTTAAAGCCTAGAGTGGCAATACCTGTGTCCACTGCTTGAACCTTGCTGTCATCGGTGATTTTAAAGCCTTTAGATAGTTTGGTGGAGGCCATACCTAGTATGTTTAGTTTTTTATCTGCAAAATAGATTATCATTTATATGTACCTCTCTCTGTACTTTAGTTTTATCTGTGCATTTTTTGTCCAGTCTGACATGGCTACATTGATGCGATTGGCTCCTTGCGTTAGCTTAAAGCCTTCCCAGTCATTGCCGATTGCTCCGTACTCAGGTGTTTCGAGATTGTTGACTATGATGCGACCCTCGTCTCCATTCACTTTGATGTTGTCGCCTTGCGAAAACTTGTTTGGAATGTCAATAAATGTCGTCGTATGATCCTTAGTAAAGGTTAAATCATATAGCATATTAAGTCCTAAAGTCGGCTTATTACCATACGCAGCGAAAACGATGCTAATTTCGTTTACTTCTCTGTTGTCTCGATCTCTTATGGTTATTGATTTCTTTGTCCCATAGATATTAAAGGTCACCACTTCACCCACTTTGGTTACTGTGCATGTATTTGATGCGTTCTCAGAGGCTCCAGTCTTTAGGTTATCCCAATCAATTGGAACATCAGGACCATACGTGGAGATACCTACGTCTCCCTCGAACATCCTTGTCAGTGCGACTCTAGGAGCCTCGTATGTTTCTATCGAAAAGGCGGTGACAAGATGTCGCTCTGTGCCAGTATTGTGACAAAAGAGCACATTGAAAGCACCTTGCTGATTAATGATGTCCTTTGACAAACAGAACTTGTGTGAGAATGTGCATCTAAAATTCATAGCTCCAACATGTCCGCTCTTATCTGCCTTTACCATTCTAGTTATAGAAGGACCGTGGAATTTTGTTCCATTTCCGTAAGTCTTTGCTTGCACCTTATCTGCGACTGTGTCTAATGCTCCATCAATTACCACCATTCCATGTAGCGATGGCAGATTCTTCTCGTTAATCTTCCACTCACTTGCCTTGAATGGATTGGTATATCTTGATATGTCGATTAGTCTTTCAGATGGTGGTAATGCTATTCCGTCAATCTCTGACGGATTGCCCAGCTGAATAATCTTACCGTCTTGATTGACAAATGCCATATATCCACATGATGATTCTGGTAAGGATACCTCAAAATGTGGATGTGCTGGATAAGTACCATCGTAGTTAAACTCAAAAACCTTGTCTTTATTTGCTGTAAGTAATTTCTCCGTGAGTGAATACTTGAATGGATCAAAGCACTTTATGGAGAATTTTCCTACGACTGCATTTCTTCCAGGCTCTATATCTTCGTAGCTTGATGGAGTACCGATGTAGTACCTATCCCTTTCATCATCAAAAATAAGCTGTGCATCTTCAACATTTAAAACTGCATTGAGTTTCTCAAAAGCCCTTCGATATTCCTCGTTAGTTTCTGCTATGAGCTGGAAGGTCACTGTAATGACTCTAGCTGGATACTTCCGTCTTCGCATACTAGTGCCATCAGCTCCACCTGTAGAGTATTCGTCTATGTCTGATAGCAATAACTCTCTGCCCTTTACATTGAGCGTCTTATAGCCTTTGACAAGCTCTTCGATGTATTTGCCATTTATTCGTAAGGCCTCAGAGGGTAGCACAATGCTACCCTTTTCGGTCACGTCAGTAAATCTATACACGTCCGTGTCTCCTTCCTTCCCTCTTCTCTCGCTTGTTTAATTCCTCACGCATAGGGTCTGCGGTTGCCTTTGCAATCTCTTTACCGTCTAGCTCTACAGGAACGACAACGGTGTACCTTGCTACTGCGTCATAGTCGTACTCGCTTGATAGACTGGCTGTAGGTATACCAGCAAAGCTCATCTGCCTACCGATTCCAAAGCTATCAGCAATACTTGAACCCATTCCGTCAACTGTCCTCTTGACCTTTGAGAACGAAGAAGTCAATCCCTTATCAAGTCCGCTCATGATTGCGTTACCAGCTGGAATGAGAAGTCTCTTATCGTATTCGATAGGACCTTTATGTTTCTTAATCCACCCAGCAATTCCTCCGACAAAGTTCTTCACCTTTTCAAAACCAGCTGTGAGTCCTCCCAAAAATCCGTGGATGATAGCCTTTCCTATGCTCTTTAGGTCAATCTTAGAGACTCTGTCAACAATTCCCTTGCCTAATCCTAGAATCGCAGTAAATACTTGCGGTATAGCTTGTACAATTCCGCTAACTAGCTTGCCGATGAGCTCGACACCCTTTTGAACGATTGTAGGGAACGCAGATATAAGGCCACCAATGAGCGACAACACAATTTGTGCGGCTGCTTGAAGTATCTGAGGTAAATTCTCGATGATTCCATCAACAAACTTTATCAGTGCATTAAATGCGGTCTCTGCTATCTGTGGGAAGTTCTGAGCAATGCCTTTCGCAAGTGAGGCAAGTAAGTTCATACCAGTAACGATTAGATCAGGTAGATGCTCAGCGATACCCATAACAAACTGTGATAGCACCTCGACTGCACTTGTGATGATGCTTGGTGCGTTTGCCGATAATCCATTGACAAGTGTTTCAATTATTGTAAAAGCACTCTCCAGCACGTTAGGAAGTAATTGAGCTAGTCCGTTAAGGAAGTTAATCAGCAATTGTGAACCGCTATTGATTAAATCAGGTAACTTGCTTGTCACTCCCTTTGTGAAGTTCGCTATTACTTCCGGGCCTTTCTCAACGGCAATCTTGATCATGTCGTTGATTTTATCGCCGTAAGCATTAGCTAGCACACCTAGTCCAGCGATTGCTGTCGCAATTAAGGCGGCTGGAAGGATTAGCCTCAATCCTAGTCCCATGACTTTCGCAAGTCCACCCGTTACCTTGCCACCTACAGCACCAAACGCTCCGCCTAATCGGCCACCTATGGCCGTAACCCTGTTTGGTAACATGCTACCCATTCGATCTAGTACACTAGTTGACATTGCCGAGGCCTTTTCGAATGGCAAGTATATGCTCTTCCAAATACGATTGCCTCGTGACCCAATGTCAAAACGACCTGTGATGGTCTGCAGTTTGAATAGGCCCTCTGTTGCCTTATCTAGTCCAGCTGGTATAGATTTGATGCCATTATTCACAAGTCCGATGCCGTCGCTTACCATTTCGAATGTCTTTGGATTAAATATCTTACGACCTACAAAAATGCCAGCCATTGCTCCACCTACTGAGGCAATCTCCCTTAGTGGAGCTGGTAGCTTACCAGCTGATGATGCTAGCTCGCTCAAAACTCCGCTCAGGCCGTTTTTCTCGAATGCCTCGGTCAATCTGTCGATTGCGTCCGATAACTCGTTTGTAGCCGATGTTACGACCTTAATTCCCTTAGCATTAAAGGCCATGAATGCTGGCTGTAGTTTGTTTGAAATTGTCTCCTTTAGTCCGTCAAGTGCTTGACCGATGTCCTTGTACTGTGTCGCCATTTTCTGTAGATCACTACCAGCACCAGCAGTCTTTTTGATGGCCTCGAAGAAGTCCTCAGTCTTAACCTTGCCAGCTTGCACATTCGCAACAAGCTCAGCTGTTGTCATCCCCATTGTCTTAGCGATTTTGGATATTCCGGCTGGTGTCTGCTCTAACATCAGCTTAAAGTCCATCCATGATACATAAGGCTTAGCCGCCATCTGTACACCTTGTACTGATAGAGTCTTCATCGCTTGTCGTGGGTTTTCCGACGCAGCTGCGATTCCACCGAAGGCTTTTACAAGGTCTTTTGACCCTTTGACACCTACTGCGTCAAACTGAGCGAACGTGCTCGCCATGTCGGATGAGCTGTATATGGTCTGCTCTGCATACTTCTGCAGTTCCTTTCTAGTCTCAGCGATTTCTTTCTTGGTGTGTCCATTCATTTGCATGTTAGCCTCAAAGTTCTGCCATGCCCTTGATGATTCTATGAGCTCGTTCTTCATTCCACCGATAGCACCAGTTACTTTGTTGAACGCAGCTTGACCAGCACCAGCGAATAGTCCAAAACCAAAACCTCTCGACAGTCTCGACTGTAAGCCTAGTACACTTCTGTCTGCCTTTGCGAATGTGCTAGTAAAGTTCTTGTCTACTGCTGATAGTATCGCCTTTACTGAATAATCAGCCATGTGTCTCCCCCTTTCCTTGTTTCATTATTTTTCCAATCGCAATCAGTCTGTCGTTATCTCTCTTGATTCCTCTTGCCTTGTCTAGTTCTGCCTCGTAGTCAAAAAAGCTGTCGAATCGTGCAAATACTGGCTTTATCTTGTCTTTGCCAGCTCTCTTCTTAGCGGATGCAGCAAAGTTCAAGTATGCTTGCCAGTGTAGTCTGTACTGCTCGTCTACTTGCTTGAGATTGTGAGCCTTTACTAGTAGCTGATATTCAGGAAATGTCAGAGTGTTCACCTCTTCAATTCGCTTAAACCCAAAGAACCTAAAGCAGTCTATTGCAATTGCCTCGTAGATTTCCTCTATTGACTGAGCATTCCCATGAGTTCCTTCTGTCTCTGCTTGAGTGCCTTCTCTTCTTCCTCTGCCTCTTTCGCTGCCTTCTGTATCTTCAGAGTCATGTTCTTGGTACAGTTGGCTTTCGATAAAAAATCAAGCACCTCATCAAATAGTCCGTCGATGTCTGTATCTTCGCTCTCTATGTATGCCATGATGTCGCTCTTACTGATTCTAGGTGTTTCAGTCTTGTTGGCGATTTCTAGTACTGTGAGCAGTGACTCAGGGTTCTTGTCAAGTATTCCGCTGATATTAAACGCAAGGCCAGCCTTTTCCTTATTCTTACTGCCGACTGTCTCCACCTCATAGGTTTTATTTATTTCAAGTAAAAAACCCATTCCAAACTTAAAAGAATAGGTTTTTCCGTTGATTTCAAGCTCCATTGTGTTCATTTTCTTTTCCTCTCTCAATCAATAGATATGATTATTTGTACAAAAAAAGGCGGTCTGCAAAACCGCCCTTACTCTTCCTCTATGCTCCAGCTGTTGTGTCCTTAAATACATAAGACGCAACGGCCTGCTGTTCATTTGTCACTGTTACATCGCCTCTAACTCCTGAGCCATTGATTCCGAAGGTGAGTGATACTTCTACCATATCCTCAGCTCCTGACTTGATCTCGAAGTTTGTGAGATATCCCTGAAAATATCTGCCAGCATACTTGTTCACACCAGTGCCAGCCTCTTCAAGGTTTGCCTCCCAAATTTCGACGATTTCATCGTTGTCTAGTGCATCCTCAAGTGACTTGAGTAGCTTGTCACCCTTTGAAAGGATTGATGTACAAGTGATTTCTGTCTCAGCGACTCCTGGAGTTCTAATCTTTCCGTCTTTTGTTGCTGTTGAGTCAGCATCCTTTGACTTCGAACGTCCATTCTCTGTTACAAACGCAATCGCTGCACCCTTTTCTGTTGCCGCCTTTGACAAAAGTCTGTAAAGGTATACTATCTTTTTTCCAGCTACAGCTGTCATAGTTGCCTGTGCCATGTCTATTCCTCCTAACTAATAGTTGTGTTAATTACTTTCTTATTTTGCTTTTAGCTAAATGTCCACGTAAACTCTAGTATTCCGTGCAACAATGCATGAGCGGTCGTATCGTCCTCCATGATTGTTTGATTGGTTTCTACTAGATTCCATGAGCGATTCTCTGTCGTCTCTATTCCTCTTACGATGTCCTTGACATCAAGTAGCATCGTAGAGAATGTACCTCTCTTAAGCATGTTGTTGTGCCATACGTGAATAGTCAGTGCCACCGTGCCGAATAGTGCAGTTTTGTTCTGCGTGTCCGTCTGCGTGGTCCCAGCCATCACGATGAATGGATACTCAACCTCTTTAGATGGAATGACTGTATCAAATACTAGTATTCCAAAGCGTTTTTCTAGATCTTTGCGGACTTTAGCAAATATTTCTTGCTGTGGGTCTCTTCTCATTTCCACCTAACCTTTCATGATTTTCTTTACATCCCTTATAAACTTTGGTTTAACCTTTTCAAGAGCTGGCTTAACGAACGGATGCTCTTTCATGAACCTTGTACCGTACTCTAGGTATGGTGCGTACTCTGCTGTTGGCTCAACTGTCACGCTCATACCATCGTCGCCCTTACTGAGCTTGATGCTCCTTCGCAAAAAGCCAGTCTTGACGGGTGCTTTTTCGACCATGACCTTGTTGAGGTCTGCACCATGCTTACTAATGCAAGCCTTGACATCGACCATCTTCTGAGCGTGCTTTAACGCATCAGACAGCTTGTCTGCTCCGCTTATCTTGACTGACATATCAATGCACCTCGGAGACGATAAAAGTCGTCTTGAACCTTAAATTTCGCCTCTTGTCTATGCGGTACTTCTTGCCTTTGTACTCGATATAGTCCGTTTTGATACCGACATCATTGGTTGGTACATGTATCATCAGCACGCCCTCTCTTATTTCGCCATACACTAGCTTTGCGACCTCGTCTGATGCATCACAAACCGATGCAATGATAGGCTCATTGTATGTATCACCGACATCGTCATAGTCGCCCGTATCTTCGTTGTAAAGGCCTCTATTCTCTTCACATGGGGTAATTACTTTATCGTATCTCATATAAACCTCACCCTTCCTTGAGTGCTGTTCGATTTGTTCTTCAGATAGGTCTCAATATCCTTTGTGTAAGGCTTAAAATCATCATTGCTCCATGTCATTTGTTCGCCTTCAACATTGTGAGAAGACAATCCCTCTGAGCCGATACGATTAAACCTTGCGACGGATACCTCAACGACAATGTATGATAGTTCATATGGCACTTCTTCGCTCGATATAAGGACTTTTAGCCTTTGCTCGGTCATGTAGGCTATTCGATTGATTAATTCCTCGTGCTTATAGCCTAGTGGTCCTAGCAGTACCTTGATACTATCTAAATACATTACTCTTCGCCTTCCTCAGTTACATCTGCTCCATCAGTTGCCTCAGTTACATCTGCGACTTCGCCCACTTCCTTGATTAGAGGGTTTCTTAGTGGGTTGTCTCCACCCATCAGCTCGTCGATTCTCCACTCTGCTGGCTCATATCCTTCTCTAGGATATATATCGCCCTCGTTGTACTCAAAATAGGTCTTCTCGCCCTTTTTATCCATTGTGAAGTCCTCTAGGTCATGGAACTGTTCTAAAACTCTATACATATTGATTTTCCTCCTTGTTACATAAAACAAAAGAGAAGGACTTGTTTTTGCCCTTCCCTTTATTTCCCCCTTTTAGGTTCTGTCTACTGCCTACTCTCTAAAGGCTTATACTCCAGTAACTGTTACCTTTGCGATTGCCTTCTTATTATCAGCTGGTACATACTCGCCAGCACTTCCAGCTCCCTGTAGTGCTAGTCCGTTGAAGTCCTCTGACTCGATTGTTCTTACAGTGTTGATTCCTGTAAACGCCTTACCGCAGTGCTGAACATAAGCATATACTACTTCCTTTGTCTGGAATAGGTCTGCTGGTACTTCTGTTATGTAGAATCCCTTGAACTTTAGCACAGCGTTGTCGTCAACATTTACAGATGAACCCTTCGCACTTGTAGCAAGTCCGCTGTCGATGATTGCGTTATACACATCTGATCTTACCTTTGCAATCTTCACAAGTCCGTTGCGAACCTTTGCGTTTGTGAAGTGAGCTGATAGCTGGGAGAATATCTCGCCAACATTGTCCTTTGTTACTGATACGCCTCCAGCAATTGTCTTGCCAGCATTGTCTGAGATAAACTTTCCGTGATGTGCGTTAAACTGTCCAACCTTAGCCTGTGCCTGTAGCTCTAGTCTATCAGCTACTGCTGTGTCCATGTCTGCGTTTACTGTCGCTCTGTCAAGTCCTTCGTGCATTGACCAAGTCCATGAATAAGGCACATCTACGTCTGTGTAAGTAATCTCTTTTCTCTCACCGAATCTTGATGTCTTTCCTGTGCCAGCACCAAAGCCTGTAGCTGGGTCCTTGCTGTATGTACCGACTACTACCGGAATATCTGAGGTCTTTACTGTGAAAGCTACCTTGTTGTTAGCCACTCCGTCTAGTGCCTCGATTGTGTCACCAACAAAGAAGTCCGCAAAGTATGCCTCGACACCGAATATCGCCTCAAGGAGTTCCTTGAACTCTTTTCCGTATACTGCGATTCCTCTTCCGTTATTCTCGCCCTGTGCAAATAGCTGTAGATCAAATTTTCTCTTATCCATTTCTAAATACCCTTTCTTAATTTCGTTTATGATTTCTTGTACTTAGCAATCTTCTGCTCAAGTGGGCTGAGATTGCCGTTATTGTTATTAAAATTGTTAGGTGTTCTGCCAGTTGCTCTTTTAACCTCTGCAGCCTTGAGTTCCTTTTCAACAATGCTAACAAGTTTCTCAATGTTGCCCTTTGTCTTTTCTGCATCGCCATTGACTACTAGATCTAGCATATCCTTATTAGCCTCAATGCCAGCCTCGGATAGTAGAGTTGACGCTGTATTTCTAAGCTCCATCATTTCCGACTGTGCTTTTAGCCTTGCGTTTTCCTCACGCATCTGCTCTAGCTCGTAGTCTTTTTTTTGTTCTGCGTTCATCTTAGCTAGCTTTTCCGCCTCGGTCTGAGCCTTCTTCAAGTCCTCTTTGTACTTGTCCTCTAGCTTGGACTCTCTTGTCTTGATTGCTTTCTCGATTCTGCGGTCAAACTCCGCTTGATTCTTAGGGTCCTTTAGGAAGTCGTCAAAGCCGTTGCTCTGCTCCCCTCCGTTATTTCCCTCTTTGTTTGGTTCTACTGGCTCTGTGCCATTACCCTCGGTCCCAGCATCATCACCATCTGCAAATAACTGTAGTTCCCACTTCTTAATAACTTCCATTTTTGTTTCCTCCTTCGTCCAACACATTGGAATCATATTCCCCCATGTCATCCGCTACTGTAGAATTGATTATTTGTACATTATCGGAGTAGGCTGTTGCCACTCCGTTTATGCCTATAAAAAAAGACTCCCTCAGTACCTTTCCTTGTACTGATAAAGCATTATGCTCGACGAAGGCTCTCCCTTCGCCTATGCTATATTTTATTTCGTCGCTTGACAGATTAGCCACTGACTCAATATAAGTCTGTAAGAGTGTCGATATAGCACTGCAAACGATGTCTTGTCCGTATGGTCCGTAGTCTGCATGACCTTCAACGGATATTCTGTCGTTGTTGTTCGTTATTCTAATCATTGTCTTCTTTTGTCCTTTAGTTAATTTGGGGCGAAAGACCAGAGTCGAACTGGCATACTTGGAGCCACAATCCAATATCTTAACCGTTAGATGACTTTCGCCATAGTTTTGCTTGACTTTTTAAAACCAATGGGGTATTATATAAATATAAAACATCGGTTTTAGAGGGTAGTCCCCTGACCCCGTTAGGTTAGGGCTCGTGCTACCCTCTTTTTTATTTCAATATTGACCGTACTTCATTTCCAACTTTTACAATCACTCTGATTTTTTTATTTCTTCCGCTCCTGTCTAATCGTCTTTGTGCTAAAGAGATCGCTTGTTCAATATCTATATTCTTGTTACTGCAGTCAACAACTATACCCCCAGGTCTATGGCTTATTTGATGTAATCCATGATGTACTAATTTATCAATGCCTTTTGTTCCTTTTGGCGTCTTCAAGTCCCAGTATTTTCCATTCCATTCATAATCTGCCGTTGACTCCGTTAACGACCTATTCAACAATTTAATGTTGCCCCCAAAAGTATTAATCATCCACTCCGCATTGGTTATTTCATCTCTATTGTCGTTCTTTACAAAACCATTATCAAACGTTATTACACCCTTTCCATGAGTATACAACTCATCAAACTCTTTATACGGAACTCCGTTTTTTGCAGCTCCGCTATCTACCCATGCCTCGTAGGCTGGCATTGCTGCACTAGTACTACACCTACAGTTAGGATGAAGAGGTGGAGCATTCTCACCTACTAGCATATCCCTAACCTTGAACGTCCTTCCGTTCATCGGTTTGCAAATAGGGCAAGCACCAGCTCCTATGGTGATGAACTGATACTCGTCATACCCACATTGTTCATATGCGTTTTGCTGTGACTGTGTCTGCACCCTTGCCAGCTCAGTGATGAGCAGTCGCTCTGCGTTATATCTTGATGTGCCGAATACCTTTTGAAGTTCTCCAGCTAGTGCTTTAGGGTTTCGCCCTTGTATCAGTCCTGTGGATATCAAAGTATCAAGCTGTGACTTGAGCAAGGTCTGATTGTGCCATATCCTGTCGGAGAATGTAGCGTTATAAAATGATTGTCCGATGATGTCTTCAACGGCTTTTCTACTGTCGTTTATGCTCTCTCCTAGTATTCCAGACTGTCTTTTGAGCTCCTCTCGTGTTCGCTCGGTCATCGCCTTGCGTGTGATGTCCTCTAGGTCTTGATATGCATCGACAAGCTCTAGTCCGATATTTGCCTTAAGTAGCTCCAGCCTATTCACCTTCATGGTGAGGTTGTAGAGCCTTAATTCCTCGTTGGCTTGGTCTGAGAAGTCCTTAGTCTTAACATATCGTTTTGCCTTATTGCTAAAAGCCTCTATATCCATCTGTGAGGCTCTTTTCTTAGCCTCGGCAAGGGTAATGCCCTCTTTACTTGCATATCGCATATAAAAGGCTTTTATTTCCTTGTCGATGTTGACGGACGCATTGTCAAAGATTCGTTTCACCTCTTTGAAATACTCTTGCTCGTCCTTGATTCTATGCCTTATAGCCTCGGTCTCTCGTTCTCGCCAGTAGTCAGCACTTGGATTATGTCTCTTTCTCCTCTTCATGATTCTGCTTTATCCTTTATTCGCTCTCGCTTGGCTTATTTTCGTCAGCAAAGAGCAAGTCTACTGCTGATAGTTTCTTTCTTGCCTCTTCCTCTTCCTCTTCCATCTTCTCTATCTCTCGTCTAACATCTGGAACGATTGACAGTACGCTCAGCTGAGTTTCTTTTGATACGACACCTTGCAATGTTGACGCAATCTGTGCCTCGTTCTGAGTGTTGACTGGTATATTTCTAGTAGTCTTTATCTCGATATCTTGATAAGCTAATGGATCATGTACATTTGTCGCCAGACTGCAAAAGATTTTGTATCGCTTTCTCAAGCTCTTCTCAATCTTTCTGTCAAAGGTCAAAGCAAGGTTGCTCATTGCTTGGAGCTTGTATGCTAGTGATACTCCGCTCGTTGCATTTCCAAAGCTCTCGTCTGAAATGTTCGCCACCATAGAGATTTGATATATCAGTGTCTCAAGTCTGTTAAGTAAGTTCTCTTGTGTTCCATCCGCTGTTGGTTTCTGTAGAAACTGGATAAGTATATCCTTTGCGTTGTCCGTGCCATACAGATTGATGATTCTATTGTCACGGATATGTCTCACTCCGTCATCATCAAGCTCAGCACCTAAAATCGCAAGATAAGCCTCAGCGAACGCATCAACATCGTTAGCCTTTTCGCCTAGTGTTGCGTTGTATGTCTCCACAAGTCCAGTGATAGGCTCAAATAGGCCCATTCGCTCGTCATTCAGTCTCCACTCAACACAAGGGATAAAGCCGTAAGGGTTCTCCTCTGCCTCTGATACCTTCTTGTCCTCAAAGGTGTATATGAAGTTCTTTGTGTAAACCTCGCCATAGGTTTTGCCAGCCTTGTCGCTAGATTGTGGATATATTCCATACCTAACCGCAAATAATGCCCTTTGACTGAGCTTATCGTCATACACAACAAAGAGCTCTTTAGGTGAGATTGACGATACCTTTGTCTCGTGTTGCTCATTCTGATACATGAACTCAAAAGCATGTCCATAGATACAGCACTTCTTTACCATCTCAGCCTCGTGGTCAGTGATCTCGTTCTGTCTGCCGAAAAGCTGTATAGCATCGTTCACCTTTTCATCTGGATGCGTCACCTTTATAGGCACTCCGTAGCCATATCCTGTAAATGTATCTGTGATGTATCTAGGGAAGTTTACTGCTAGTCTGTTGTCGGGTTTCCAGTTCTCTTTATCTGGACCCTTAAATATGTCGTGAAAACCTTTGTACATGTTCTCGAGGTACGTATATCTCTGTAACATGTTGTTATGCTTTGCGATTTGCTTTTGGATCAAGTCGCCTTTGATACCTTCGCTTATCTCTTGCTCGCTACATACAAGTGCGTAAGGTAACACATATGGTCTTTTCGATTTCATATCTACTAGATTCCCTCCTTAAATGTCTTTAGTTTAACTGTTGACGGCTTTCTCCAGTCCTCGATTCCATATCGAAGTGCTGCCATTGCGTCATCAAAAAAAGGAACTGGCTCGTCTAGGTACTTGCCTGACTGCTCGTCCTTCTTCCACTTCCATTGTTCAATTTCCCTCTTTGTATTCACACAAGATGGATGTATATAGATCTTACGTCTTTTTAGCCAGTCAATCTGAGTAGCTTGGTATTTCTGCTTGGTTGTCTTTTCTTTCGTGACTCCCTCTGCTTTGTAGCCAGCTTTCTTCCAGGTCTTAATCCTATCCGGCTCAGCTGAGTCACACCACATTTTGCCGACAAGGTCCATCGTGTCAGCTATGTCTATAATCTCCGATGTGTCCTTCTCGTAGACGTATATCTCTTTTAGGATATATATGTCGTCGTCCTTAATTGCAAGCTGTAGAATTGCGTTTGCGTGGTTAAAACCGAAGTCTTGACCGATTGCTACATCGTCGTAGTCGTTTGCATTTTGACTGATGTCAGCGACTTCCCAATTCTTTAGAACTAGTCCTCCGATTTCTCCCCAGTCTCCTAATCCGTATATACGATAGCCGTCTGGATCTACTTCCTTTCTTCTCTGCATTCTCGCCTTGTACGCATCGTCTATAAAGCGATTATCAAGATAAGAACTGTGGCAAGTGAGCGTATTCTCGTCTTGCCTGTCGAAGAATTGTTTTTTAATCCAGTGATTTTTATTGACTGGATTAAATGTCATTTTGATTTGATAGAATTGTCCCTTTGGAAGATTTCCTCGAAGTCTATCGTCTATGATTTCAAAGTCGGATTGTGTTAATTCCGTCGCCTCTTCTATCCATACATCTGTCAGCTTGCCCTTTTGGAATGTGATTGACTTGAGTTTCTCTCGTTGCTTTTCGTCGTTCACTCCTCTAAAGATAATCATATTCCCATTGATGCATCTTATCTGAAGAGGTGACAATCTGCACTCGAAATACTTTTCAAGTCCTAGTCTATATATCGCTCCAGTAAGTTCAGCATAAGTGCTGTCTCGGTTTGTTACATCCGACTTACGAATACACACAAGGTTGCGACCCTTGTCTTTTAATAGCCTTATAAGATACTGCTGTGCTGTGTCTACACTCTTTCCGCTACCAGCTGAGCCTTTGAGTGCTATATATCGCTTTGTGCTCTTGTGAACCTCGCTAAAGGCTTTATTGCTCTGTATCCGTATCCTCTGAGCCATAGTCCACCTCTATGCTTAGGTTCATATCTCCGCTTATGTCGACCTTTTCGGTAAAAGCACCATATCGCTTGCCTAGTAGCTCTGCTGCCTTGATTCGGTCTTTTTCGTCTGGAGTCTTGTTTATGAGCCTTGCCTCAGACAATCCCTCGCCTAATCCCTCGATTACGACAACGGCACTCTTTGACTGACCTCTCATCACAGCGGTGAGATACTGCAGTACTTCCTCTTGCTTTGCGATGGCTTTATCGTCTAATTCCTTGAGCCTTTCGTCTATATAAGCCTTGATGTTAGGTTTTTCTAAGTTTTCAACTGCTATCACACCAGCTGTTTTTTTACTGTATCCCGCTTTTATTGCTGACTGTGTCGCATTCCCACTGATGATGTATTCGTCAGCAAATTTCTTTTGTTTAAGAGTTAAATTATTCTTCATTCTCACAATACACCACCACCTTTCTAGCAATTAGCTTGTTTTATTAGACAAACACAAAGGACACCTCTATGACTAGAAGTGCCCTCTGTGGAGTGATTATATAAAATATTTACAAAAGGAGTTCGCCCAATACCTCTTTTCACTGATTACACTATATCACTTTGAAAATGTGAATGCTGTGAAACTTTTCAGATATTGCCTCTATTCCAAAAGTTACTGAGTCGCTTTGAGATTGTTGAGCGTTCAAGTCCCATGATCTCGCCTATCTTCTCGTGAGTTTCCTCGTTGATACAGTATAGCCTTAGCATCTCCCTGAGCTCTATGTCTTTTACTTTGTCGATTTCACTCTCTATGCTCTTGATGGCTTGCTCAATCTCACCTAGTTTGTTCTCCAGCTCCCTTTCTCTCTTCCTAACCACCTTTTCGTCAATCTCAACGCCAATTAGTGCTTTAGGTATTCCTTTTCCTGTACGATAGTCTTTGTAGTAGTCTGTGACTATCGTATAGGGTGGGTGTGTAATGGAGTATCTTAATCCCTCTGCAGCTCTGCGTAGTGTCTTCAGCTGTCTTACTGATTCGTAGTCTATCATGGCTATACACCTCGCTCCGCTCTTATATCTGCCTTTACTTTCTCGACTGCCGTTTTTCCGTCTACTGCTGGTTGCCAAAATTCAATCGTGCTTATCAAACTTCTTTCACAGCTCTCCATGTCTTGCTTGAACCTCTCATATTTCATATCGCATTTGTCTGTTGTGAGATATCTTATGTACTTGGATCTAAACTCCCCTGATGCCGACTCTAGTATGCGGTAAATGATTGTCAAAGCTCCGTCCTCGTGAGCCTCGTCCTTTTTCAGTCTTATATTTGCGTTTCTTTGAAACTCACTAAAATTCTCGTTGTACCAATTGATGACGGCTTGCTTCGGGTCTTCTGATGGCTCAGAGTGGGTCATACATCTGTAGCACTTTACTGCGTACTGGCGTGATGTCTTGTCAAACTTTCTCCCCCACCTCCATAGATGAGCTGAGCCTCCACAAAACGGACAAGCCTTTTTCATCTCTTTGATTAAGTTACTCACTGCTGGGTTTAACATTCGCTATACCTCCGATTCATGCTCCTTTAGGTATTCCTTGTCTAGTAGAAAACTGAGATTGCAAGCCATATGTGCAAGGTGGGATAGTCCACTCTCCTCGTCTACCTCGTTGCCCTCGATGTACGCAAGTAAGTGTCTGTAAAGTGCGTCTACATACCTCTTAGGCTCTACCTTTCGCCAATTCTCGCTATCTCCGTACTTCTCTGTTCCGTACATCCTAACCTCAGCTACAGCCTTGACAAGTTCCGGATTAACAAGGGATAACTCTAACTTGCCTTTATCAGCCTTTGCTGACTGGTCTTTATCTGACCCCCTATCTTCTCGATGATGTATTATTCCTATTGCATCGCATTTAGCAAATAATGTGTTTCCTAGCTCGTCCACGGCTCCACCAAATTCACCATTTAACTCATTTACAAGTTCGATAATGGTTCTATAAATTCTTTCTGCCTCTTCGACGGTTTCAAAACTCTTAAGAAAAACGCGATTATCATCGTTATATGACATTCCTCGGACAAATAACACGTCCCAACCTAAAAGTGGGATTGTTGACGACACGATTCTAAATTTATCGTTTTGAATTAGAGTAATCGGTTTAGAATTATTATTCCTCAAACTTTCGTCTTGCTCCAGTACTCTTCCTGAAACCATTGTGTTACCCTCTAGCTTTAACTCTATTTTTAGTTTCATTACTAACACTCCCTTTCAATCGCTTCTAAATCGTGCTTGTATTCTTTTAAAAGCTTGCTCAATAGCTCCTTGCCTACATCATTGACTGCTTCATCCTTTAACAGTTTCTCGATGTTCTCGATTTCCGATTCAAGGAAATTGCTTGCGTAGTTTATTAGTCTGGCTTGTGGTATCATTACTGCTCCTCCTTGTATGGTCCTGGTAGTTCCGTCCACTGTGGAATATTATTCTCCACCAGCTTATGTATCTTAGCTCTAATGTCATCTGCTACTTCAAAGTGCTGACTTGCACAACAGCGCTCTAGCTCATCTAATAAGTCGTCTAATTTGCTTTTAAAATCGTTCATCATTACACCTCCATCAACTCAGGGTTTTCGTATATGTTGCCTTTAACCTCTAATCCCTCATTAAATTGGCTTAGATATACATTTTCACCTCTTCTAAACTCGTTATCATGGTCATCAAGAATATATGCTGCATTTTCGGAGGAATATTTAACTACACCTATCCAATTTGCAAAAGATACTGGCTTCACTATATCCCCCTCGAATATCTCTACTCCGTTTATGTCGCTCATTCCTGTGGACTGCATAAAGACAATATTGATTGTCAAATCACTAATGTGATATGCTGATATTTGTTTTTGAAGGTCTATCAAATCGGCCGTTCTTATTTTTTTTAAATCTTTATCCCATACTCTAAATTCTGGTATCATCTTTCACCTCTTCAATCGTTTCGCATCCATATCTATAAGTTTGCACCAATCAGGCCTTTCAATGTCCTTTCCAATTTGAGCCCGTAGTACTTGTGTGTACTTTCCATTTTCGTTAAAGTCGATATTGCATACATATCCGTATGTATTCTTGATATTTAATTTAAGGTCTATAGGTTCTATCCTATCTTCACTCGACCAAAAAGGTTTGTTATATTGACATCTGCCAAACGGACATTTATTACAATGTTTTGGAATTTCCATTGGAACTTTATACATCTCTATTCTCCCAACTTTATATTTTTCATGTGATTGCTCTCCTTTAAACTCTCGTTGCCTTTTTGCTTTTCCGATATTTCTTTTATGATTTCGTCTGCCGATTCCTCAAAGACTTTTGTTAGAAACCTCTCAAACTGCCTTTCTACTCTTCGTTTTGCAAAATACCTTGTCAATGTATGTCCTGCGACACTTCCGACGATTACTGCTAATACTGTTACGATTCCGTATGCTAATATCATTATTTTTACCTCTCTTTATTCTTCAAAATCTCGTTATTTCTCTGCGTCTTCTTGTAGCACCATATACAGAGATTCACTTCCTTGTTGCCTATAACTGCACTGTACTTTCCGTACTCGTTGATTCGCTTTCCACATAGTTCGCACTTCATTGCTACACCTCTACAACCTATCACTTGCGTCATCACACATTTTCAAAGCCTTGTGTGACATTATTACAAGGTCTTTGATTCTTTTTCGTATTTGATGAAGTTTTTCTGACTCATCCTTTAGGACTTCGCTTTGAAGTGCTAGTGCCATCCTTAATGCTCCAATTTCGCTTTTTATCTGCCTAGTTTCTTCATCTTCGCCTAGAATGTATGACACTCTGCACCCTAGAACCTCGCAAATCTTTGTTAGTGGTGTGAGCTCTGGAAGTGTGTCACCTTTTTCGATGTGTATGAGGGTTGATCTAGAAATACCCACCATCTTAGATAGCCTTTCTTGACTTATTTTATGTGCTTTTCGCCTTGCTTTTATTCGCTTACCAATTTCGACTTTGTTGTATTTCATCGTCTGCCACCCCTCTTGTCTATCAGTGCCAGCATAACCAATGTTGCACAAATAACTATTGTTATTTTCAGTGCCATATCCTCGCTCCTTTCTGTGAGGCTTTATTTTCCGTTTTAAGCGATTTTTATTTTTAAACGATAATTCTATCGCTTGATAGGTTATCCTCGCTCTGAGCGACTGAAACCTTGCTCAAAGCGATATCGTATAACCTATGTTTGATTACTATATGCTTTTGAGATTCTTTAGAACCTCTTTTGCCATTTCGTGATGTCGTTTTTTGTCCTCTTCAGTCAGTGGCTTTTCTCTAGCCTCCGACTTCCCCCTTTTAGGCTCAGCCTTTCGTTTCTCCCACTCATCATTCCTAGCAAAGGTCAAGCAAGCTGCATAGTGATTCTTTCTCTTGTGTTCTGTCAGCCATATGCTCACCTTGTCGATTAACTGATCCACACGCATGTACTTTGATGTCAGCCTTGCGTATTCATCGTCTGTCAGAAATACGTTTGAAAATTCCCCAAATGGGTGTGTGTTTTCTCGTTGTCCCTCTCCCTTAATAGAGTTATTCATATACACACACTTATCTATTACATCTTCTTTACTTTCTTGATATTCTTTATATTCTTTAGATGTGGTTAGTTCGTGGGTTAGTTTATGGGTTAAGTCGTGGGTTAGTTTGTGGGTTAGCTGTTCACTGTCCATCGTCTGTACCTCACCATTTCCAACACTTTCAGCGATTGCATTGTGGGTTAGCTTGTGGGTTAGCTTGTGGGTTGATTGGTGGGTTAATTTGTGGGTTAGCTGTTCGGTCACTTGATAAAGCTCCCAATTATTGATTGTAACCGTTGAAAAACCACCATTTGACACGATTTTTATATCATTGCTCGATTCAAGATTTGATAATGCAGTTCTCACATTTTGCCTACTTAGTCCTGTGGCTTGTGCAAGTGTTCGTGTACTCACTATTACTTGCCCTGGAAACAGCTTTATTCCTTTGTAGCTACTCTCTTTGTAGGTTGCTGTTAATAGCAAGTGAAGGAATACAATCTTTACACTTGCATTTGAGTACCATTCCCAGTCTAGAATTTTTCTATGGATCTTGATAAATCCGTTTAGTCTCTTGCTCATATCTCTTAATCTCGACTATCACTCTTGGTCTTTGTGTTGTGTAAAATTTCAGTATGTGCAAATCTATGATTTGCGTATCGTCTTTGTAGGCGACTTCATTCAGTGCATCACACACGACTTTTGCGATGTTGTCAGCATCAGGCTTTTTCGTCGGATAAAGTAGTCCGTTTTCTATGTCTGCCCTTTGCTTTTTCGTAAAGCTCTTAGGAATTTCAAAGAGTGCCACGATTTTCATCGCTAACGGCTCCTTATCAAACCAAAATTCGCTGCTTTCAGTCGCCTTATAGCACTCTTTGATGTAATTCTCATAAAGCACTGTATTTGTCGGTGTGACGCTCTGAGAACGCCCTAGACGATGGTTGTAGAACGTTCTCGCTCTAGCTTTGCCTTGTGGTTTTCCCCACATTTCGAAAACTATCATATTGCGTCCTCACTAAATGCCTAGAATGGCACATCCTCGTCTAATGCTTGGAAGTTGTCTGGAACGTCATCAGCATTGAAGCTACTTGTCTGTGCTCCGTTGCTAGCTGGTGCGTTGCTCTGTGGTCTATCTCCCCATTCTAGGAACTCAACACGATTAGCCATCACATCAGTGGTGTACACTCGCTTTCCGTCTTTGTCCTCATAGCTACCAGTCTGCAGGCTACCCTGTACTGCTACCATTCTTCCTTTAGCAAGGTACTTCTCGCAGTTTTCTGCCGTCTTGCCAAAGGCTTTTATCCTCGGGAAGTCGGTTTCTTTTTCTTTATCAGCCTTTGTCGGTCTGTCTATCGCAAGTGTAAATGTTGCGACTGCCATCTGTGATGTGGTATATCTTAGCTCTGGGTCTCTTGTGAGTCTGCCGATTAGTATCACATTATTCATTGTCTTTCCTCGCTTTCCTTACTAGTTGAAGAGGGTGTCAGCAATGTCGCTGTCTTCTGTTGGTATTTCTGTTGGTATTTCTGTTGGTTCGGTTGCTGTAACTTCTTCAAGTACTTCCTCAGCCTCCACCTCTACGACTTCAGCTTGGTTATTGAAGTAACTGTCATCACTTTCAACATAGTTCTTTGTGCCATCCTCGTGGATAACTGCCATGTCGTTGTCAAAAGCTGTCTGCATTTCGATGCTCATAATTCCCCATTTGCTGATTAACTGTCTTAGCATGGTTTTATATGCCATTCCGTCAAAGTCCTTTTCCCAGAATGTAAAGCCTTTCTTTGCCTGATAGCCTCTTGAATACTTAAGTGCGTGTGACTCCATCTTCTCACGGCTCCAATACATAGCCTTTCTAAAGCCGTTGAGGTACTCAAACATTGCATAGTAGCCTGTCGTTCTTGCCTCTTCCCTCTGTCTTTCGTCCTGAATGAGATTGACTTCGATGTCCTCTTCAAGTGGGTTAAAGCTAACAAGCTCGCCCTCTTTGATTGCCATGACATTGAGTTTCTTATAATAGCCACTGCGAAGAGCTAGCTGTATATATCCTTTGTATCCTAGCTGGAACTGTGCCTCTGTAGTGCGTGTCTTGTTGTTCTTAAACGGCACAAGGTAATATTGTCCTAGCTGTGGTGATGGTGATAGCTTTAGGCTTTCTCCGACAAGTGCAGCACTGAGTATCGACTGATTTGTGCAAGCCTGTAGGTCTTTATTCTGAGTGGTTGCCGATACGATCGCAGTGATTAGTCGCTGTCCATTTTCGCCACCGATTACCTCGTTAATCTTTTTCCTTACTGCGTCTTGTGATAGATATGCTCCGATTCCTAGTCTGCTATTCTGCTTTGATAAACTATTCTGTACTGCCATTTGTATGTTCTCCTTTGTTTTATAAACTCATTGAATTTGATGTAACTGTTTCGCTATCGTCCTCACAAAGCAAGTAAGACACTTTGCGATTGAAGAAATTCGATAGCTCTAGTAGTGTTGTGATGTTTGGGAATGTGTTTCCGTTTTCGATATTGCACACAGTTGTCTGTGATAGGCGGCAAGCTCTTGCCAGTGCTTGCTGTGACATTCTCATTGCTTTTCGCAATTGCTTGATTCTCTGTCCGATTTTGACTTGGTTATATTCAATCATTTCGCCACCTACTTTATTGACTTGATCTCGATACCTCGTTTGTCGCAAAACTCCTTTAGTGCTAGTGCATCATCTTTAGATAGCAAAGCCACAAACTTAATCCACTGCCTTTTGACTTCGACTGCTTGCTGTGGTTCTTCCTGAGAAACCTCTTCAGATTCTTCATGTAGATTCGCCTCAGCCTCAGCCTTTGCTTTTTCCTCGGCTTGTTTCTTCGCTAGTTCCTCTCTAGCCTTAAGTTCAGCCTCATGCTCTAGCTTGCGTTTCTGGATGTCTGCAAGTCTCTGACCCTCTGCAATTGCACCAGCAAGATCAAGTGTCTTCTTGTAGTGCTCAAGTGCCTCAAAGCTGTACTCTTTTAGTGAGTTGATTGTTGTTACATCGTGTCCGATTCGATATACAGTGTTTGTCAGCTCCTCCTCAATTGATTTGAGGCTAACGGACTTATTGAGCCACTTAGGGTCATATATCTGCTCAAGTGTGACGAATGACTGAAAACCAGCTTTGTTGAATAGCTCTGTTATCTGCTCGTGCTTTTCAGCTTTCTCTCTGTCCTCAAATTCTGTTATCTGCTCACCAATTAGCTTGACTGGTTCGTCGATGATTGCGACAAGCTCCTTGATTTGTTTCTCGAACTGGTTATACGGCTCTAGGCACTGTTTCTTGACTTCTTTTCGCTTGTCCTCAAGTGCTGTCTTAAATTTGTTGAGCAGTGCTCTGTCAGACTTTGCATCTTTGATTGTTTCGTCGGTGTACACCATGTTCTTGTACAGTGCCGACTTGTTTGTGATTTCCTCTTTGAGCTCCTCAAAGTTAAAGTCGATGACTTCTGGTGATTTCCATGTGTTGATTCTTAATTCCATTGTTTTGTTCTCCTTTTGATTAATTAAATAAATTGGTTTGTGGCTTATATCTGTGGTAGTACTAGAGGTGGTTTTGTGTCGCTCTTTATGTACTTCCAAAATTCCGATTCTTTTGAGCTGAGTAGCTCTATATCTTCCAGCACATCGTCTCGATCTATTCGATAGTGCCTTGTGTGTAAAAAGACATCATTGTTGTAACTGTATTTGAGCTGAGCTTTTAGTATTGCGAAGTCGAACTCAGTGACCATCATGTTATGAATGAGCTGGATATAGTAGTTGTCGGGGACCTTGTCATTCCACTTCTCTTTCTGCATCGACTTGAGTATTTCGGTCGTTTTGATTTCCAGCACGCCCATTTTTCCGTCTTGATCTTTTAACCATCCGTCAAGACTTGCGTGTGCGTATGGGTGTTTGTCGTTCACAAAGAGGTTGTTTTCTTTGTATCCGACTTGGTACTCTGGGAAGTCAAGTGCGAAGAGTTCTCTTAGTGGTGCCTCTGCATTAGTTCCGTATATGACATAAGGTTTGTCTGAAATGTCCTCAGCCTTTGCTTTGCCAGTCTTAATTGCCCATAGCTTTTGATTGTCTGTGTATGGGTTAAGCCCTAGAATCGCAGCTGCGTCGGACCCACCGATTCTCGTTCGACCCTTGAGCCAATCCTCTCGGCTGTCAAAGGTCAGCATCTTAGCACTCACTTTGTACCTCCTCGATTCGCATCTGGTTAGGGTCCATTCGGTCCATCGTGTTCGCAGTCCTGAGTAGTTCGTAGGCTCTCGAACGCATTTCATTTGCTGTGGCTGTCACATCGTCTTTACTTCCCATCCAGTAGCCTTTACTTGATGCCGAAGAGCATATCGGATAACCTTGCTTGCGAAGATTGTGGATGCACTTCCTTATTGTTCGTTCATTTTCACCCATCATACTGATTAAGTAGCTTTTAGAGGCTGGCTTATCGGTTAGAATTGACAACAAGCGATTTTCTATGATATGATGTTTTTGGTTTGTGGCACTCTTCGGAGTGTCTTTTTTTGTATCTAACATGTCTTGCTCCTTTGTCTTTTGCAAAGTCCAAAGCACTGCTCACCCTTTGCCATGTAGCGATAAAACTCTGTCATGGTGGCGTGTATGCTATTTCCTGTTACGTTGATTTTGTCTAAAACTTGGTTATTTCTGTCATAGATCACAAGGATAACTCGGTCACCGATTTCTTCGTGTTTCACTCTTAGAACCTCTCTCGATTCATCAAGAGATATAAAAGTGTTGATATATCCCTCTAGTCGCTCCCTTACCTTGCGGTCTTTCTCTTTGAGATATTCGATATACATTTTGTCCATTACTTCCTTAGTATCCTTTCTGCATATGCTTTGCCGTCTTCAGTGTTGCCACTGTTGTAAGCTGACAGTGCGTCCTCGTAGTTTCCGTACTTGTCGTATAGGTCTGACAAGATGGCACATCCCAAAATAACATTCTCTTGTGGGTCGTACAGATTGACGATTCCTAGTTCTTCCATCTTTGCACTGTGCCATCTAGGTTGTATCTGCATTAGTCCGATTGATTCTCCACCGTCACCCTCTGCGTTAGGATTGCCATTAGATTCCTCTTTGATGATTGCTTTAACGATGTTAGGGTCTACTCCACTCCTAACGGCTATGTCGTCAATCATTTCGTTTGAGATTCCCTTTACATCAATTTGTATATTGCTGACGACTTTGTGTTCCGTCTGCTGATATACTTGAGGTGTATCTATTGCCGTTGCCAGGCCGTTCAGAGCGATTACTGTACTTATAAATAGTGTCGGTGGTATGATTGATTTAATCTTCATAGTGTCCTCCTTTCTGCGAAGACTTCTGCGACTTCGTCAACATAGTACATTTTTGCGTTTCCTCGTGGGTCGTATTGCAAGTCTTTTAGCATATCTCTTGCCCTATCTCGACCCATCTTTGTGAGCTCTGCCACTTTGCTAATGCTGATTAGGATTGCTCCCTTATTGCCTTGTAGCAAGTCTCTTTTGATTTGCGTTTTGGTCATATAGGCGACTCCTTTCGTGTTATAATCTCCTCGAAAGGAGGTGATTATAATGAAGTTCTATTATTTTAACGATTCGATTGATGTTAACGGCTTTCACGAAGTCCATTCAGAAGATTGTAAATATATGCCTACCCCATCGAACAGAACACTTATAGGCTATTGTTCTTCTTGCACTGAAGCTATCAGTGAAGCAAAGTCGAGATATCCAGGATTTAGTTTTGATGGATGTTTCTGGTGTTGCCGTGAATGTCATCATGGCTAATCATTTTTAGTAGGCTGGCTTGTGTCAGCCTTTTTTAATGTTGCGTCGCTATAAAACGCACACTTAACTTTTGATACTGCTTCGTCAAGTACCTGCAAAGTCAAACCCTTTTTTATCATGTGAGCAAGTATCTCGTTACATAAGCCTGCAACATGCATTTCTTTCCAATCACGATTATTCATCCCTCCTCCTTTCTCGCTGGTGTGTTGGTTTAATAACTTTAAGTTATATCTATTGCAAAAAAATATAATCCTTGTCAATCCTACATAGTGCACAAAACTTTTCAAATTGAGCAGGCTTAGGCGTTATTCTACCCTTTTCCCAATTGACAACTGTTGATTTGTTAATATGCATTTCGCGGGCTATGTCTGATTGTGTTAGTCCTGCGTTAACTCTCGCAGCAGCAAGGCTTATCTTTATCTCTTTTTTCATGTTTTCACCTCCCATCTTATGCTTTGCTACAAGGTCATATTATCATAACTTAAAGTTATAGTCAATACTAAAAGTTATATTTTTTATAAAAAAGTATTGTGTTTTATAACATTATGTTTTAAAATGCGATTACAACATATTAAAGGAGATGAGGAAGTGTCAGAAACAGAAATAAATAGAATTATCTCTGAAAATCTTAACAGATTAATGGAGAAGCGTGGTACAACGCAATTAGAGTTAGCCGAATACATGGGAGTCAGCCAAACGACAATATCGAATTGGTGCAAGGGCGTAAAGATGCCTAGAATGGATAAAATAGACAAGCTATGCAGATTTTTTCATATAAACAGGTCTGACCTTATGAACGACCACTCAAGCGAACCCGATGTTACAGGTATAACAAACCTATTGACGCCAGCTTCTCGCCCTATTCCAATTCTAGGGGACATATGTGCTGGCGAAGGGACCTGGTGTGAAGAGAACTTCGAAGGACACTTTTTCATAGATAGCTCAGTAAAAGCAGATTTTTGCGTGCGTGTCCGTGGTGATAGCATGATTGATGCTGGAATATTTAATGGCGACCTTGCTTTTATCAAAAAGACTTATGACTATATGAATGGCAAAATTTATGCAGTAAGAATTAACTCCGATTGTGAAGCAGTGCTCAAAAAAGTATTTTGGCAAGAGGATACAATCATACTCAACCCATGCAACGCAGACTATGAGCCGATTGTAACCGATGCTGAGGGGATGACGATAATAGGTGAGTGTATCGGAGTGTTTCACTCAACGATTTCAATGTTTTAAATGAGTGTCTAGCAATGTTTAAAGATAAAATTAGATACTATAGAAGATTAAAAGGAGTATCTCAAAGGACTCTAGCTGAAAATCTTGGATATAAATCATTTACAACAATTCAAAAGTGGGAGGATGGCACAGCCAGTCCATCTATATACAATGCCAAAAGGGTTGCTGAGATTCTAGGCGTTACAATCGAACAGCTTGCGTCCGATGAAGATAATTGGACTACAGAGGAATTAAAAGAGATTGAAAAATTCAAGGCTTATCTTAGGTCTAAAAGAAAATAATAAAGGTTGATTATATGGATATAAGAACCGAACGCATTTTGATTGCGTTCAAATGATGAATAAAATAACAAAGCCCCCGACCGAAACCGAGGGCAATGCATAGGCTGTAATATACAACCGATTCGCACTCAAATTGTAGCATTACAGCTCCTTAATGTCAAATAGAGGGGTATTTTTATACCCAAAATCAAGGAGGTACGTATGCCGAAGAAATATAAATATGAAAAGTATTTTAGAATAGATGGAGTTCGGTATGTCGTAAGAGCCGACACAGAGTTTCAGCTGATTCAGAAGTACACAAACAAGATTCGTGATATCGAGGAGGGCAAAATCACCCTCGCTGGCACGACTTTAGTTAGTGCTTGGACAATGCAAGCAATCGAGACTTATAAGACAAGACAGAGCGATTTGACTCGTCAGAAGTATATATCTAGAGTCAAGTCGTGTGTGCTAGATCACATAGGAAGTATGCAGTTAAAATCAGTCAAGCCTCTTCACTGTCAAAATGTATTGAATTTGCAAATAGGAAAATCAAAGAGACAAATTGATGAGGTATACCAAGCCTTAAATTTTATCTTTTCAAAGGCTGTAGAAAATCATCTGATTGTCGACAATCCAGCAAAGTATATAGTTAAGCCACAAGGCACAAAATTGCATCGTAGAGCGATTACAGAGAAAGAGGATAGATATATCAGAGAAGTAGCGAAAACCGATAGGCGGTTCTATTTATTCCTCCTAATGCTAGATTGTGGGTGTCGTCCGTCGGAGTCTGCAGAGGTAAAGGGTATGGATATCATGTTAAAAGATGGTATTCCACTACTACATATCCGAGGCACCAAAACAGTTAATGCCGATAGGGTTGTCCCAATTCCTCCGAGCCTGTACGATCTAATCAAAGATACACCACCCTTTGAGTATGTAGCTCACTATGGTTCTAAAGGGAAAATCACACTAGATAATAGGAATAGACTATGGAAATCATTCAAAAGACAGTTAAATATTGCGATGGGATGCAAGATGTATCGCAATGAGCTGTTACCACCTTATCCAGTCGCTCCCGATCTCGTGCCTTATTGCCTCAGGCACACATATTGCACAAATCTAGCACGAAAAGGAATTGACATCCGTATGGCTCAAAAGTTAATGGGCCACTCTGACATAACTCTAACAGCAAATATATACACCAATCTTGATGATAATGATGTGCTTGATGTAGCAAAGATTCTACACCCCAACGCATCGTCAAATAACGATTCTATGCTACCATAATTTTATGGTAGCTTTTTGCTAGGGTGTGGCTTGGGGTGTTGCCACGAATAGGTCAATATAAGTCAATACAAGTCAATGGCAATGTATGAAAATAGCTAAAAAAAGCAAATAAAAAAGCCTTGAAATGCTTTAAAAATGAGCTAAATCAAGGCTTTTTTGATTTGGTGTCCCAGAGGCGATT